GGTTAAGGAATCTGTTGACGAAGAAGAGGAGCTAGAAGAATATTCTTCTAAAGTACAAAAAAGGATAAATAACTTAACTAGAAAACTTCGTGAAGAAGAAAGAGCAAAAGATTCTGCTTTAAATTATGCTCAACAAATACAAGAAGAAAATAAAAAATTAAAAGGTTCTAAAGAAGTAACAGAAAAAAACTATTTGACAGAAGCAGAAAGTCGATTAGGTTCTCAAAGAGTACAAGCTACAAAAGCTTTAACAGAAGCACAAGCCAATGGAGATTTTGAAAAGGTTGCTAAAGCTACTGAAATCTTAACTAAAATAGCTGTTGAAGAAAATAAAATACAAACGCAAAAAAAAGAGCTTGAGTATCAAAATGCTCAAAAAGAAGAAGAAAATTTTCAAAATAATTTCAACAATGCGGCCAATCCAAGACCAAATCAAATAGATCCTAAAGCCCAAACTTGGGCAGATGAGAACGAATGGTTTGGTAAAGATCAGATTATGACTATGGGTGCTTTTACAATTGACAAACAATTAAAGCAAGAAGGATTTGATCCCTCCACAGATGAGTATTATACTGAGGTTGATAAACGTATGAGAGTGGAGTTTCCGCATAAGTTTGAAGACAATTCAAACGTAGCAGAAAAACCACAACAGCGAGTGGCATCGGCGGCTAGAGTGGACTCAAGTACATCTGGTAAGAGGCAAGTAAAATTGACTCCATCAGAAGTTCAAATGGCTAAAAAATTAAACGTACCGCTTACTGAGTACGCAAAATTTGTAAAAAGGTAAACTAAATGACAAATAAAAAAACAAAAATAGAGAAGGATGTTGAACAGAATTTTAATAACAGAACTGATCGTTCTGCGGACACTCGAGAGTCCCAAGAATCTCGCAAACCTTGGCAACCACCAACAATGTTAGAAACGCCAGAACCACCTGAAGGCTATGCTTACAGATGGATTCGTGCAGAGGTCTTAAATAGTCCTGATAACAAAAATATTATGTCTCGTCTGAGAGAAGGCTTTGAACTTGTACGTTCAGAAGAGATAGGAGATTTTCAGTTACCAACTATACAAGATGGAAAACACGCAGGTGTTGTATCAGTAGGAGGGTTGTTGTTAGCTAAGATACCTTTAGAGACAAGACAGGAAAGAAATGATTATTTCAATAAAAGAGCTGCAGAAATGCAATCTGCTGTCGACAATGATCTTATGAAGGAATCTGATAGTCGTTCTCCAATCGAAAGACCGAGAAGGACTTCAAGCGTAACTTTTGGCGGTGGCAAAAGGGAGTGACACTTAACACAAACTTAAAATTAAGGAAATAAAATGGCTAATAAAGATGCACCTTTCGGTTTTAAGCTTGTAGGCAAATTAGGTTCGAGTGTTCAAAATAACGGAACTACTGAATACGAAATTGCTTCAGGCGCAACTGGAAGTATTTTCTCAGGAGATCCTGTAAGAATGACTGCGGCTGGTACTATCCTTGTCCATGATGCGGCAAGTGAGCAACCAATCTTAGGAATTTTTAGAGGGTGTCAATTTAGCGACTCTGCGGGTAATGTGACTTTCAAATCTTTTTTCCCGACTGGTCAAACTTCAACAAGTACAATAGTTGCTTTTGTAGAAGATGATCCAAACAATCTCTACGAAGTACAATGTACTGGTTCCCTTGCTTTAGCTGCTGTTGGCGCTAATGTAGATCTAGCTTATACAGCTGGTTCTACTATTACTGGCCAATCAAAAGCTGAAGTTGATTCAGGAGCTACATCAGCTGCTGAAAATTTCAGAATCATAGGCTTTTCTAGAGATCCTGAAAACAACGAAAGGGGTTCTGCTAACGTAAACGTGATCGTTAAAATTAACGAACACCAATACACTACTACTACAGGAGTTTAATCATGGCTATAAATAGAGCACAACTCGCTAAAGAGTTAGAGCCTGGACTAAATGCCCTTTTTGGTATGGAGTACAGCAGATACGACAACGAACATGCAGAAATCTTTGAAGAGCAAACTTCAGATAGAGCTTTCGAAGAAGAAGTAATGATTGTTGGTTTTGGTAATGCACCTACGAAAGCTGAAGGAGCTGGAGTAAGCTTTGATAATGCAACAGAAGGATTTACGGCTCGTTATGAACACGAAACCGTAGCTCTTGCTTTTGCTTTAACAGAAGAAGCAGTAGAAGATAACCTCTATGACCGTCTTGGTTCTAGATATACTAAAGCACTTGCTAGAAGTATGGCTAACACTAAGCAGATCAAAGCGGCTAATATTTTAAACAACGCTTTTTCTACAAGCTTTAATGGGGGAGATGGCAAGCCTTTGATTGCTACTGACCACCCATTATCTTCAGGAACTGCTCAGAATAGAGCTACTACTTTTGCAGATCTTAATGAAACTTCATTAGAAGATGCACTAATTAGAATCTCTACTCAGACAGATGATCGTGGACTTGCAATTGCTTTACAAGGAACTAAATTAATTGTTCCACCACAACTTCAATTTGTGGCGGATAGATTAATGAATACTCCTGGTAGAGTAGGAACTTCTGACAACGACATCAACTCAGTCAGAAATCAAGGAATGCTTCCTCAAGGTTATGTGGTAAATCACTACTTAACTGATTCGGATGCTTACTTCTTGAAAACTGATGTACCTGATGGTTTTAAAATGTTTGTCAGATCGCCTATGCAAACTTCTTTAGAAGGGGATTTTGATACTGGAAACATGAGATACAAAGCCAGAGAGAGATATTCATTTGGATTCTCTAACTGGAGATGTGTTGACGGTTCTCAGGGAGCTTAATTCATATCATCTCAGAAAGGGGTCTTCGGACCCCTTTCTTTTATGTGTAACTTATAATACACTGCCTGTAACTAAAGATATAAATATGAGGTTACACGAACCAAATAGTCTATCTGAAACGCCTTGTATAGGTAGTTGTACCACTACGGTAATTCCATTTGATAAAATTTGCCAAGGATGCGGAAGATCTGTTGAACAGATTCGTGATTGGTGTCAATATACAGAAACACAAAAAAAGCTAATAAATATTCATAATTGGCTTGAATTTGACATTAAACAAAAACGCAGATACAGAGAAATGACTATGGAAAATAAACTTGAAGACATGAGGGGAAGACTATTAACAACAAGATGCCTAATTGAAATGATTTCAGAGGATTTAACAAATCTTTACGGTAAAGATCCAGCCATTAAAGAATCTTACGAGGCTCTTTTTGAAGCTCATCAATTAGTTTTAAAAGCAAAAGAAAAACTTCCTGTTGCTACGCAAGAGGCAGTATAGTAATATTTTAACTCTAGGGTTATTTAAATTTGTTCTATCAACTGACCTAGCAGACAAGCCAAGATGATAGGACTTATTCTCTTGGAGGGAATTATGGCAAAATCAACTTTTAGTGGACCAGTAAAATCACTCGCTGGATTTATTTCAGCAGGTAGCTCTTCTGTAGTAAGCCTGACAGCTGATACAACTTTAACAGTGGAAGCACATGCAGGTAAAATTTTAACTACAAACGATGCTGATGGTAAATTCACTTTACCTAGCATAGTAACAACTTCACCTAGCGATCCTACTGATCCCAATCAACTTAATAATTTAGGAGCTAGTTTTTTCTTTGTAGTAGAAACAGCAGCAACTGATATGGATATAAAAACCGATGGTACTGACAAATTTGTTGGTGGCCTATACACAGGTAAAGATGACGCTACAGGTAAAACATTTATTTCTGCTGCATCAAATGATGTAGTCACTATGAATGGATCTACAAAAGGAGGACTAGCTGGTAGTATCGTTAAGGTTACAGCAATTGCAGCAGCTAAATATGCTATCGAAGGTATTATTTTAGGTTCAGGTACTATAGTTACACCATTTGCTGACGCATAATCGGAGTAAATTATGGCTGACGTAATAACAAGTCAAACTATTCAAGACGGTGGTAAAACTGCTGTCCTTAAGTTTACTAATGAATCAGACGGTACAGGCGAAGCATCTGTTAAAAAAGTGGATGTTTCTGCCTTGGCAGCTGACGCTAATGGTAACGCTTGCACAAGCGTTTCTATATCTAGGATTTATTGGGCAACTAGAGGCATGGGTGTGGATATAGAGTTTGACGCAACTACTAATGTTTTAGCTATACCATTACCAGCAGATAGCACAGGAGATGAATACTATGATTTATTTACTGGCATACCAAATAATGCTGGCTCTGGAGTTACAGGTGATATTGATTTTACTACAGTAGGGCATTCTAGCGGGGATGCTTACTCTATTATATTAGTATTGAATAAAAACTTTTAATGGCTGAATATAAAGGTAAAAAGGTAACTCTCAATAAACCAAGAGCTCTCCGAGCTGGAGAGCCTGGTTATGGTAAAAAACGTAAAGTAGTTTTTGTTATGGGCTGCAGTAGCGAAAGTAAAAGAGTGAAAAGAATTACCTTTGGAGACGCAAATTTAGGTATGCACAAAAATAATAAAGCTAGAAAAAAATCTTATTGTGCTAGAAGCGCAGGTATGAAAGGCACTACTGATAGATGTAGTGCTAATTATTGGGCAAGAAAGGATTGGGATTGTTAAATGGCTAAACCACAATCAAAAGGAAAAATATGTCCTGAAGGTAAAGCTTGGGCAAAAAGAACATTTGATGTTTATCCTTCAGCTTATGCAAATTTAGCTGCTTCTAAGTATTGTAAAGATCCAAATTATGCAAAAAAATCTAAAAAAAGAAATGGTGGCTTTGTTTCTATTAGAGGCCAAGGTGCAGTTTTAAAAGAAAAAACAAGATAATATGTCAAAAGGACAACTACAAAGTTGGTTAGATCAAGATTGGGTAAGAATAGGATCGGATGGCACCATTTTAGGATCTTGCGGTAGTAGAAAAGAAGCTGAAGGCAAGCCTAAATGTTTGCCAAGAAGCAAAGCAGAAAGCTTATCGAAAGCAGAAAGAGCTAAGTTAGTTGCTAGAAAAAGAAAAAAAGACCCAAACAAAGATAGAAAAGGTAAACCTATTAATGTTTCAAATAAATTAAATGCAGGAGGACTTGTGTTAAAAAATGTACGAAAAGCAGATCTAAATGATGATGGCAAACTTTCTTCTTACGAGAGAAATAGGGGAATGGCTATAGAAAAAGCCATGTCTAAACAAAACAAAGTGCAAATGAAAAACGGTGGTTTCGTTGCTAAAGGTTGTGGTAACATTATGCCTGATAGAAAAAAAGTAACTACCATCTCGTAAGAGGTTATTATGTATAAAAATACGAAAGGATTTTCAGTAGTAAAAAAATCTAAAGGCGGTTCCATAAGAAAAATGTCTAAGGGTGGCAGTATGCTGAAAAAATCAAAAGGCGGTTCAATTCGTAAGATGTCCAAAGGCGGAAATCTTATGAAGAAGTCAAAAGGTGGTTCCATAAGAAAAATGTCAAAAGGCGGTAATCTTATGAAAAGATCAAAAGGGGGAAGTATGATAAAGAAATCTAAAGGCGGATCAATGATAAGAAAATCAAAAGGTGGCTCTGTCCTAAAAAATTCAAAGAAAAAATAGTTGGCTTACTTAATAAGCAACGTACCGCACTTTAAGTGCTGGGTGAGAAGAGAATTTACACACAATCATGAAAAATATCATGACGAATATTTGCATTGTCTAGTTATAGCTGTAAATACAATTCCAGATAGATCTTTAAGCTTTCAAGTGGTTTTTACTGGCTGCGAAAGCGATTGTGAAGATAATGATGAAGAAAACGTACATGGTGGTGCTATGTGGGCCAGAATGCCTTTACAAGCACTTGTAGCTGATATACCTATGGATGATTTTCCAACACCTATGGAAGATCACATAGCTCAACCTTGGGATTGTGAATCTAGGAATCATGTAGTGACAGTTCTAGATAGAGTAAGTTCATCCCCTTGGATATGCAAAATAGATGGTGGCTTTTATCAAGGTAAATATCTTTTTACAGTTGATTATACAGATTCAGATATTGCAGATGATTCTGCACAACATAAACAATCTCATGTATTATATATAACTGAAGATTGTGAGTGGAAAGGCAACTTAGTTGCTTTACCAAACAACAGAGTAAGGGCTACAAGCCCTGCTTTGTGGGTAACTGGCGAAGGTCCACCTGACTTCAAACCTTCTCAATGGACACATTCTGCAGAAGGTCATGAAAGTTATTTAGATCCAGCCATCACATTTGACAATTTATATGAAGAATAATGGCACTATCGGGCAGTACAAATTTTGAACCTAATGTAACTGAGTTTATAGAAGAAGCTTTTGAAAGATGTGGGGTTGAGTTAAGAACAGGTTACGATCTAAAAACAGCAAAAAGATCAATAAACCTTATGTTAGCTGAGTGGGCTAATAGAGGGTTAAATCAATGGACTGTAGAACAAGCTACGCAAACTGTAGCCGAAGGGACAACTGATTATAGTTTGAATGCTAATATCATAGATATACTTGACGTTGTGGTAAGAAGAACTACTAATCAAGTACAAACCGATATTAGTATGGATAGAATTAGCCGTAGTGAATATTTGAATATTCCAAATAAAGCTACAAAGGCTAGACCAACACAATTCTTTTTAGATAAATCAAACACACCTGTTTTAAAAATATGGCCTGCTCCCGAAAACTCTACTGATATTTTAGTTTTTAATAAATTAGTAAGAATGGACGATGCTGATAACGCTATTGATACAATGGACATGCCTTTTAGGTTTTACCCTTGTTTTGCAGCTGGTCTGGCTTATTACTTAAGCATGAAAAGATCGCCAGATAAAACGGCACAATTAAAAGCAATATATGAAGAAGAATTTAGAAGAGCAGCTGATCAAGACGAAGATCGAGCTTCGTTCAAAATAAGACCATCTATTTATACTAAATAATGGCTAAAGCAACTGGTAAATACGCTTACGGCATTTGTGACATAACTGGTTTTCGTTACAGATTAAAAGATATGAAAAAAACTTGGGATGGTTTACTTGTTGGACCTGATCAATGGAACTCAAAGCATCCGCAAATTGACCCTAAAAGGCATCTCACTGATGGCGAAGCTTTAACAAATCCTAGACCTAATACTGACTTTGAAGTAAATTTTGGTAGAGTTTTTACTAATAAAGATGGTATTGGTTCAGTTTTGTCAGGTCTATCAAGCACCAGTGTTGTTGGCGTAGTTGAAATTACTGTAGATATCCCCTCTAATCGAGCAGTTTTGGATAGTCAAGTAGCGACAGGATCTTTAGGGTCAATTATTATTAATGAAAATGAATCTAGCACTTTGACTGGACAAGCTGTAACAGCAGGCTTAGGTACTGTTTCGGTAACAACTTCAGCATACACAACTTATACCGTTACGGTAGCTAGTTATTATGGAGCTAATTATTTTTATATTGGTGGCTCTAGAGCACCCACCCTTTCTTTAACAGAAGGACAAACTTACAGATTTGATCAATCCGATAGCAGTAATAGTGGAGATCCACTAAGATTTTCCACTACTTCTGACGGCACGCATGGAGGTGGTAGTGAATACACCACAGGTT